ATACAAATCACTCATACTGAAGGTGGTGAGATTATCATTGACGATACTATTGCAGATGGTGTAGATAATGGACAATTTTTAACTGATAATACTACTTCTATTACAGGTACAAGCATATCAGCTACAGGTACTTATACCGGCTTGACAATCGTTACTAATTCTGGTACTGGTACAGGTGCTATAGCAACTGTAGTAAAAACCGGTGCTCTAACTGTCTATAACTCTAGCAATACTACAATAACTATCACTACTCCAGGCAGTGGTTATTCAGTTGGTGACACAGTTAAAATATTAGGTAGTTCTTTAGGTGGTGCAACACCAGCTAACGATCTTACATTTACTGTAGGAACTGTAGCATCAGGATCAGGCCATTCGAATGGTTTATGTGCAACAGCTGGTCTAGTTGCTGGAACTACAGATGGATGTAAATATGGTCCATCTGCAATGAGTACATTTGAAGTGACTCCATACGATACTACTTCTGCATCTGGAACTGGATTAATCATAACAGTATCATCATCTTATGGTACTTATTATGTCGATCCTCTTGGAATCGTAGACGGTGGTGTTGATTATGTAGTTGGTGACCAAGTTACTTTCTCTGGTGTAGATTTAGGTGGAAGCAGCACAGCTAACGATTTAACAGTTGAAATCACTGCTGTTAGTGGTGGTGAAGTAACAGCGGTAACATTTGTTGAAGGTTCCCCGTTAAATCTATATACTGTTCAATTAAGTAATTGGAGAGTATTTACTTATATCTCTAACGAGGGTGCACCAACAATTGCTCCTCCTAATTTGACAAATTGGTTCTACAGCGTTATTGATCAGGTAGATATCATGATTAATACTGGCTCAGTTGATATTACAACTGGTTCAAGATGGAAAGGATATAGAAATACTAACTATGACTTGAATGGTTTCCCAACATCAGGTACTAACACCACAGATCCAAATGGCCCAATCATATCTGCAACGGAACCCACAACACAAAGCGATGGAACTGCATTAGCTTATGGTGATCTTTGGATTGATACTGGTGATTTAGAATTATATCCGGTTATCTATCGTTGGCAATCAGTCAATAATGGCGGGTCTTATGAAGATAAATGGGTTTTACTTGATAATACCAATCAAACAGGTTCGACTGGTGTTCTATTCCAAGATGCTCGTTGGGCGACTAATGGTGATACAAATCCAATTGATGATCCGATCCCAACAATTGTTAGCTTACTATCAAGCAACTATCTAGATTTAGATGCACCAGATTCAGCTTTATATCCAACTGGTATGTTGTTGTTTAATACACGCCGTTCAGGTTATAATGTAAAACAATATAACGCTAATTACTTCAATGCAACTAATTTCCCCGATCAAACTTTACCAACAGTACAAAGTGCTTGGGTAACAGCTAGTGGTAATCAGCCAAATGGTAGTCCATATATGGGTAGGAAGGCTCAGAGAATCATGGTAGTTGAATCTTTAAGATCAGTTGTTGATACTAATACCGATATTAGAGATGAAGATAATTACTTTAATATGATAGCATGTCCTTATTATCCTGAACTACAACCTAATATGGTTGTGTTGAATACCGATCGTGGTGAAACTGGTTACATCATTGGTGATACTCCAATGAGACTACCTGATTCTGCTACAGCAATTCAAGCTTGGGCAACAAATGCCGCAGGTGCAGAATCTACAGGTGAAGAAGGATGTGTAACTAGAAATACTTATTTAGGTCTATTCTATCCAAGTGGATTAACATCTGACCTAAGTGGTAATATCGTTGCTATTCCCCCATCACATATGATGCTAAGAACATTCTTACGCAACGATGCAGTGGCTTATCCTTGGTTTGCTCCAGCTGGTACTCGTCGTGGTATTATTGATAACGCAACAAATATTGGTTACTTAGATGCAACTACTAACGAATTCGTTACAATCAAAACTCGTCTTGGTATCAGAGATGTACTATACATCAATTTCATCAACCCATTAGTATTCTTTACTGGTAATGGATTGTTGAACTATGGTAATAAGACAAGTTTCAACTCATCTAGTGCCCTTGATAGAGTTAATGTTGCTAGATTGATTGCATATATCCGTAGACAGTTGACATTAGCAACAAGACCGTTTGTATTCGAACCCAATGATGCTTTAACAAGACAGCAAATTTCTGGTGTGGTTGAGTCGTTGATGATTGACTTAGTAGCCAAGCGTGGTATATATGACTACTTGGTTGTATGTGATGAAAGTAACAATACACCTGCTAGAATAGATAGAAATGAATTGTGGATAGATGTTGCGATTGAACCAGTCAAGGCTGCTGAATTCATCTATGTACCAGTTCGTATTCTAAACACTGGTGAAATAGCCAATCTATAATTATGATAAATAGAATTACAGGAGATATTTAAAATGGCAACAGCCTCACAATCACTTTTTAATATGACGGTAGCCAGCGATAATGCTGGAGGCAATCAAGGCTTGTTAATGCCTAAACTACAGTTTAGATTTAGAGTAAATTTTTTAAATTTTGGCGTAGATGCAGCAGGTGGATTAAATCTAACAAAACAAGTTATAGATTGTAGTCGTCCTTCAGTATCATTTGCTGATATTAATTTAGCAGTATACAATTCAACTATTAAGCTTGCTGGCAAACATAGTTGGACTGATTTTACATGTAATGTCAGAGATGATGCATCAGGTACTGTATCTAAGGCTGTTGGTCAACAGTTGCAAAAGCAATTGGATTTTGTTGAACAAGCTTCAGCAGCTACAGGTCAAGATTATAAGTTCCAAACAAATATTGAAATTCTAGATGGTGGAAATGGTGCTTATGTTCCTGGTGTACTAGAAACTTGGGAATTATATGGATGTTATCTAAAAAGTGCTACTTACAATGCATTAAATTATGGTACAAGTGATGCTGTAACAATAGCATTGACCATAGCATACGATAACGCTATACAGTCTCCATTGAGTTCAGGTGTCGGCGCACCAATTGGAAGAATATTGGGTGGTGCATCAGCAACAGGTATTGGTGCTGCTACATAATTTATGGCAGGATTCGTACAAAATCTTCTCAAAGACGCTGCCGGAGCAACCTTCGGCAGCGATTACCTTAGAGATTACACTCACGCATCAAAAACATTTAGGACAAATAACTATCAATATGCTCCTAAATTAAAGTTTTTATTTCATGTATATTTTGAAATAAATCCCGAAGCTTACGCAGAGAATCTATCAACTGGTGCTAATTTTGGATTGGCAGTCAAATCAGTTAAATTACCATCTTATAGTTTTGCTGTACAAACAATGAATCAATATAATCGCAAAAGATTGGTTCAAACTAAAATCAATTATGATCAGGTAGATATTACTTTCCACGATGATTCAGGTGATCAGATAAGATCACTTTGGTATGCATATTATACTTACTATTATGGTGATGGTCAAAATCCTCAAGTAGCATTTGGTGGAAAAAGAGGAAATAACGCACTTAAAACTAATGTTGGTGGTGGCGTAACAGCAGCGGCAAATGGTGCTGACTATAATCTTAGAACTCAATATGATAATGAAGCTGCTACTAATCAATATTGGGGATATCAAGGAACTACTGCTGATCCAGAAGGTAGAAAAATACCATTTTTTAAAAATATACAAGTATTTGGATTTGACCAACATCGTTATTATGCTTATACTTTAATAAACCCTATGATAACTTCTTTTTCACATGATACCTATGACTACTCTCAGGGTAATGGTACTATGCAAATGCAAATGGGTTTACAATATGAAACTGTAGTTTATAATAAAGGTTCTATTGATGGTAAGAATCCTAGTAATATTGTTGCTGGATTTGGTGATCGTGAACATTATGATAGAACACTAAGTCCTATCGCTAAACCAGGGTCTAATGCTACTATATTAGGTCAAGGTGGTTTAGTAGATGCTGCTGGTGGAGTAGTAAATAGTTTAAGTAAAAATCCTCCTGATATTTTAGGTGCAATCGTGACAGCTGGTACAGCATATAACACATTTAAAAATAAAAATTTGAAACAAGTTGCAAAACAAGAATTACTTACAGGTTTACAAAATTCTGTAAGAGATACACCAAATACAAGAAATGCTATATTTAATTTCCCAGGTCCTGCAGGAACTTCACAAAGTCTAGGAAGAGCATTAAATAATTATATTCAATCTCCACCAACAATAGGTGCACCGGGTAAAGCAGGAGTGGCAACTAATAATGGCTAATATAATAGATAATCGCAATTCGTTAGATCAAACAATAAGAATCTATGATTCTTTTTATGCCTTCGATTTAAAAGTTGGTGCCTCACAATTTGATATTGTATATGGATATTTTTCTAGCGTATGTACAACAAAACAAATAGCAGGGAATTTCACTGCCACTTTATTCAGAATCGCTCAACAAACTGATATTGATGTATTAGTTCTTTTACAGCAAATACAGGGTACAAATTCAACTTTAGAAATGAATAAAGTAATATGTTATTACTTAAATAGTTTCAAATCAAAAACTGCTTTATATGGTATAGGAAATGTTCCTATCCCAGTTTTTCCTGTTGCAAGAAATATAGTACAATGATATGGCTAATTATGCACAGGGTATATTCACGCCTAGGAACCCAGCAAAATATATAGGCAATCATAAACCTAAATATCGTTCAGGGTGGGAACTCACATTCATGAATTTTTGTGATTCAAACAAAAGTGTATTACATTGGGCTAGTGAATCAATTAGAATACCATATAAGAATCCTTTGACTGGTAAACCCTCAATTTATGTACCTGATTTTTTTGTAGTATATCAAAACAAATATGGTAAACAAATCGCAGAAGTAGTAGAAATAAAACCAAAAAAACAAAGTCTAATAGAAAGTAAAGTAGCTAGTGCTAGAGATAAATTGGTAGTAGCTATCAATCATGCTAAATGGGCCAGTGCTAATGCATATTGTAAAAGTCAAGGGCTTACTTTTAGAGTAATCACAGAAAACGATTTGTTTAGAAACGGAAGGTCATAAATATCATTATGACAAAAAAATTGCAAGAATTGTTTGAATTACCCGAAGAAGATAGTCGTAATCTTGCTACTCCTATACCTGAATATGCTAGAGAAATCACAAAAGAAACTATAACAAATTTAGAGAAAATAGAAAACGCTTTGCCACAGATTCGTGGATTAGAAACTGCTGATATTGAAATGGATTCACTTGCCGATCTAGCGCAAAACAGTTATAAAGATTTAATGGATCTTGGTATGCAAATTGATAGTAGATATAGTAGTGAGATATTTAATGTTGCTGGTACGATGTTAGGACATGCTATTACCGCAAAAACAGCAAAGGTAAACAAGAAATTAAAGATGTTAGAATTGCAACTGAAAAAAGCTGCATTAGATCAAAAGATATCTGCAAAGAATGAAGAAGTTGATGCCACACCATTGGGGGAAGGCAAATTATTAGATCGTAATGAGTTGCTTAAGCTGTTGGCAACAAAAACAACAGATAAATGATAAATATTATATACGGGAAATTAAGATGAAAAGTTTCAAACACTATATTGTTGAAAGCGTAAAGACTTATGCATATACCATTAAAATTGCTGGTGATGTGGATAAGAATTTTTTAGATTTGTTTAAGTATAACTTAAACAAATTTGATCCTATTGAGATTAGTGATCCTGTAAAGACTCCAATACAGAAATCACCATATGGTTTTCCTAATTTAGAAAATCAATCTATTAGTATCATCAAAGCAAAATTCAGATATCCAGCCAATGAACCAATGATTCAGCAAGTTGCTCAATTGCTTGGTTACAATGTTGATATGGTTAGAGTTATTAGTACGAATTTCAATGATAGCATTAACCATGAATATGATGGATATGCCAATCAGATGAAAGAAAGTCCTTTACTTACAAAAGAAGAGATGGATGAGCAGTATGGTGCCAAAGAAGCTAGTAAGGCGTATGGTGATTCGTATTTAAGTAGTATTAAAGCCCAGATGAAAGATGGTAATGAAGTTGACATACCTTATGCAGGTAAAAAGACACCTGCTTCATTTGATCCATTCAAACCGTATTTAGATGATAAGTCAAAGGGTGACATGAGTCCAATGACAAAGATTACAAGACCAGCGAAACCTGCGACTGGCGCCAATTTTAACAGATAAAGGAATAGATAAAATGGATATGCGATCATTAATTGAAAAAATGGATCAACTTCAAAGTAAACAAGTTTTAAATGAAGGTAAAGAACCTGATTTTGCCCCTTCGTATAGAGTTGGCAAGACTAGTGATTTTGGTGATAAACCGCATATGAAAAGAGGTACTTCAGTTGCCGGCAAGTTAGGTAAATATGGAAAAACTTCAGATGAGCTTTCTGATCCTGATCAAGATGATGATGCAGATACTCCAACAGCTAGTGGAGAAAAGCGTGGCCGTGGTAGACCAAGAAAAGCAGGTAGTGAAGCTGATACAAAAGGTAAGTACAGTGGTGCCGCAGATTTACAGAGATGGATAGTTGGTAGTATACCAAATGGTAAATTACCAGGTAAAAAAGGTCGTGTACATAAGTCACCACAAGATAAAGAAGAAATGCAAGAAGCCAAGATGAATCGTTGGTTTGAAAAGTTACAATTAGCTTTAAATGAAGCCGAACAGATAACCATGGAACCTGCAAAACAAGATACACAGGTTCTTAAACAAGGTGATAAAGTATTAGGTAGTGTTAGTAATCCTGC